ATTGAAACACAAAAGTTTAACTCCTAATTTTTTTTGTTCTTCTGTTCTCGGATTACTCGGAACTAAACCAATACCTGTAGCAAAACTAGAGCTTGCTCTGTCAGGTCTAAGATAATAAGTTTTAACATCTATAAGTGTTACCTCACTATCTTTTAAAGCAATCATATCTACAAGACCTGTACAGCCTGTGTTCTTAAATACTTCATAACCATTATCCCATAACCAAGTTACTGCATAGTACTCAGCTAAGTCTCCTTTTCTACTATCAGAATGTTTAATGTGTTTCACTCCAGTTATCTCCTACTTTGTATTCGCCATCCATAGGACAACGAAGGTTATAATACTCTCCTGCTTTAATGATACAGTCTACTGCCAGTCTACCTACATTTTCAGCAATGTCTTCTTTAACTTCCATCTGCCATTCATCGTGGATGTTAGCTACAAACTTAGCATCAAAGGTGTTTAAACTAATCAAAGCATCTAACATGGCTAGTCCTCGCTTCATAACAATTGCACCACCACCTTGTAATAAAGTGTTGAGAGCAGCGTGCTGTGTGCGAATTAAAAGCTTACGTCCATCTATTCCCTTTAACCAATGCTTCCCTGAAGCTCTTTGTACTTTCTCTCTAAGAGTTTTAAATGATGGATTATTATTAAGGAATTGTTCTCTAAGTCTTTTACCACTCTCTCTGTTTCCTCCAACCACACTCCCAAGTTTTGCATCTCCTGCTCCGTATATAAGTGCATAGATGAATGTCTTTGCCTGATCTCTTGATTCAAGTCCTGCAGCTTTCTGATTAGCGGTGTGTATGTCTCCGTTAATGATTTCATTTATATATTCCTCGTTTTGCATATAGTGTGCAAGCATTCTAAGTTCAAGTCCACTTGCATCTATACCTACTAATTTATATCCTTCCTTAACTGTCCAACATGCTCTGCATTCTACACCATAAGGACTGTGTATGTTAGGAACTTGAGCCATGTTAGGACTTCTATGAGACATCCTGCCTGTAATTGTTCCGTTGGGAATTACGAATCCATGTACTCTCCCATCATCATCCATTGCTTTAATCCAAGAATCAACTTGAGCAATACGCTTCTGATAGAGAAAGTAATCAGCAATTAGTTTTGCTTGTGGTATCTTATCGATCTTGCCAAGTGTAGTCTCATCTACTATCGGCTGACCAGTAGGAGTAAACTTCTTAGGCTTCCAACCAAACTCCATCAAGTACTCACCAACCTGTTTACGTGAACCAAGATTAAAGTCTTGAAGTTTCCTACGCATAAAAGGTTCTATGTTATTAGTAGGTAATCTTTCTTCGTACTCTTCAGGAGTTAGTCCTGACTTAGATAAGCTTCCATCCTTCTTAAGTTTAGGTATAACTTGTCTGATGTCAACTAACTTAGGTTTAAATTCTTTATGAACTTCATCCTCTGCTCGTTGCATCTTCTCCCTAAGATCAGCCAAAAGTAATTCAGCTTTTTGTAAATCAAATTGAAACCCTGTGTTCTCTTGTGTCTTTATAATATCTGCAACGTTTTGCTCAAGTGCAACACAGTCTTTAGTAAAACCTGATCCTTCTTTTTTTAAGTGCTTGAATAGAACTGTGTTAAGATGTACATCCCTGACACAATAGTCTAACATATCTTTAGAATAGTTTAAGTAATCTTCAAACTCTATCTTCTTAAAGCCTAAACGAAAACCCCACTTCTCTAAACTATGTCCACCTTCTCGTACTGGATTGAATAGTCTTGACATGACAAGCGTATCTACAACTGGCTTATGTCTAAGCTTAACCTTACTAAACTTCTCAACCATAGGTATATCAAAACCTATAATGTTGTGACCGATTAGCTTGTCGGCTTTCTCTAATAGATCATAACCTTCTTGTAACTTATCAGGCGGGAACTTGTAAGTCTCCCCTGAGTCAACGTCTTGTGCTACAATACAATGTATCTTTGTAGCTTTAAGATCGTCTGTCTCTATGTCAAATACTAAATCCATATCTATAACTCCAAGAGTTCATTATCATCATCTTCAAATTGATCTTTAGGAACTTCCCTTAGTCTACCAGTTTCTCTGTCATAAAGCAAGTGACTCGCTAGTCCTACATCACCTGTGTATCTAGACTTCAAGACTCGCATCCTAGTTGTATTAGATTCTTCCATATCATCTGACTGTTGATTCCTTTCAAGTGCAATCACACAATCGCTTAACTGTGCTATGCTTTGTGAACCTCTCAAGTGTGAGAGACTTACCTCGACTCCATTCTCGTGTCCTTTGTTACCATCAACTCTACGTAAGTGTGATACTAAGATCATACCTACATTTGTTTCTTCAACTATACTTCTCAGTCTAGTCATGATGTTATCAATAGATCTCCGTTCATCACCTTCGGATAAGGCAGACACTAACATATGTAAGTGATCTACAACAATCCATTTACAGTCACAGGCAATGATCATGAAACGAATCTTATTAAAGATTTCGTCAATACTATTTGTTCCGAAGTGAGCATGAACCCAAACTCTGTTCTTGTTCTCTCCATCATATAAGATGTCAAAGAACTTATCAATCTCTTGTGGACTAAACTGTTCTCGTTCTTGATCTATATATAATCTAGCGTTAGCTTCTATGGATAAGATACCATCAACAGTTCTTCTCCAATCTTCCTCAAGAGCAATGATTCCTACGTTGCCTGTAGTTTCCTTAATTAACCAATGCTCTAGTTCTCTAGTAACCGAAGACTTACCAAGACCAGTACCACCTGTAAGTGTTAGTAACTCCCCTTGTCTTAATCCATAAAGCTTATCATTCAAACCTTTCCAAGGATAAGGAACACTTTCTTTCTGTTCTCTCGTAAAGAATTCTTCTCTAGCTTCTGATACATTAATGACTCCACTAGGTGTGTAAGTTTTCGCACTCCACCAAGCTTCAACAAACTCTTTGTGTTTGTTCTGTCTGAGCATATCATTAGCATCTTTGTATCCTTCAGGTAGCTTCATGATCTTAGCTTTACTCGGTTGGAATAACATCGCTGCTTTTTTTGCAGCTTCCTGTCCTTGCTTGTCACTATCAAAACATATTACCACATTCTCAAAGCTTTCTAAAAACTCCAAGCTTTCTTTAATGTCTTTGACTGCTCCACTTGAGCCACGCTTAATAGAAACAGAAGCCCACTTACTACCCATTAATTCATAGCAAGCCATCGCATCGCACTCGCCTTCGGTAATGGTTACGTACTTAGCTTTCTGAAATAGTTGTTCTCCAAATAAACCTGTTCCATTAAAGCTACCCATGACCGAAAAGTTTTTATCTCGGACATATCTTACTTTAGTTGCAGACAATTCATGCTTGTTGTAATAAGGATATAAGTGTTGAACTATATCTCCATTAGAACTAAGAACACATTTAACCCCATACTTTTTAGCAGTTGCCTCAGATATTCTGCGGTCTGTTAAAGCCGAGTAGTCTGCTCCATGTGGATTGACTATTGGATTCGATGGTTCTTTCTTCTCTGTCATTGTCTTGCCTTTGGTTGCTTCATCGTAGTTAAGAAAGTAAGTGTCACAACTAAAACATTTAGCCGAGCCATCTGTATTCTTTGCTACTGGGTCGCTTCCACCACACTCAGGGCATGGTAATTTATATTCTGCAAAAGCCATATTGATTTCCTCACGTTATTAAAACTGGATGCTAGTTTTGTCAAGGTCTAGCAACTTGTTAGGCACACTAGTCCGAATCGTCAGACTCAGATAGTTCTTCTTCAACTACTTCGGCATCAGCTACTGCGTTTGCTTTTCGTTGACCTTCTCCATTAACGATCTCAACAATCTTATCAGAGAAAAAGTTTATACCCGCTTGCAACTCTTCCAAGTCCAAGGTTAGGTTTGCTTTCTTCTGATTCAATCGTTGCAGTCTCCCGAAGATTCCTTGTCCTTCTTCAGGCAAGTCCTCCACGTTAATCTGTACATCATCAATAGTTATAAAAGGTTTTATCTCTTCTTCTGTCATACTTAAAACTCCAGATCATCATCAATAGATTCCAACTCGCTACCATCAGAACCTGTGTACTCTACAAGGTCTAACACCTGTACCGCTTGAAGATCAAGTCCTTTGAAGTCTCCAAACTGATTAGATGTTTCCCACTCTCTATATTGTACTCTAACCTTTGATCCATTCCCGACAGATATGTCTAGTGGATTTTTATTAGCGTCCAATAGTTTAGGTACTGCATTAGGAGTACCATCCTTACGTTCAACTTTTCTTTTGAACATAATCTTTTTAACACCATCAGCATCTTTAACTCTAAAGCCACGATTTGAAAAGTCATCCGCAGTCTTATCGTCTAAGATCATAGTGATCTGATATTCAGGTGTAAAAGTAGTGTTCGGATTTTTAACTGCCGCCCACTCACATAGTCCTTCAAGTATTGCCATATATTTTCTCCTTTTTTTATTATTAATATTGAAGCTGTTTAAACTGTGAGGTTTTAAGTGAACTTCTAGACCTCAAACTAGAGCCATACTGAATGACATACTTACTAACTTTAGGGTGTATAGTGAGGGCTACATTGTTAGTAGTATAGTTCAAGGGCATTCTATATCTCCCTTAAATATTGTTCTTTAATTAATACTCTCATATATACCTTTATTATAACACAGGTCTATTATAAAAGTCCAGTTCTTTTTTGAATTAATTTTAATTTCTTTCTCCACTTTCTTTTAGCATAGACTTCCATCGTTCCATCTGCATATCTAACCTCAAGCACTCCGTTATTTGCATGAAGAGAAGTAACAGTATCTTTTGTAATCTGTTCAGCATACATCTTATGTACGTCATACTCTGTCATAAGTCTGCTACAGGTTTAAGTGTATATACTAACGGGTCTATTGCATCTGCTATGGGTTCAAGATAGTTTCTAACATCATCATCAGTAGGATAACCAACAACCTCTAGTTCTACAAAGACTTTATATTTTATAGGAATTCCTACCCACGCTGTTACTCTGTCAAAACTAAACCTTCTAAACCCACCTGCATCACCAACATCTGCCCCCTGAAACCCATTGAAGTCCCCATAAAAGCTCTCAGGCTCGATTGTTCTAAATTCATCATGACTCCCATATTTAAACTGAACTACTTTTTGTTTCTTGATAGCTTCAATAACATCTAGTGTTGCTTGTGATATGTCAATCATCTTTAATGTCCTCATCATCTAACCCAACAAAGATAAGTTTTTCATCCATCCATTTTTTATCTATGCCATCTTTGGCTAATCTATCTTTAAATAATTTTTCTAGTTCTTTAGTTTTCATTTGCCTTGTCCTCTATATTTTTTGTAGGTTTGTTTCTTTCTCTTCGGCATTGTTGAAGTACCCACGTTCCTTCTACCTTGCCACGTTCTTTTACCTCTTACACCTGTCTTAGATGTATGAGATATGTTCTGTGTTGCACTTCTCATATATCATTTCCTTGTTGTTGTTTCGCCATGTAATCTAAATCTTGTGACGAGACTGCATCCCTACAATGATCTGATAAGAACTTTATCATTAAGTATTTTATAAAATCATCGTCTTTAGACAATTCTTCGTTTGAATTAAATTGATCTAATACATATTCAAGACAATCTTTTTCTAAGTCAGGTCGTGTATGTAACTGCCACACTTCCCCGACTGTCTCGCTAATATATTCTAGCATCTGTTCGTGAAATATATTACTCATTTGGTTAGCTCCTCAATCATTTGTTTCAAGTCTTCAATCTCATTCTTTAATGAATCAATTTCTCTTGAGGATTCATCCCGTATATCATTAATAACATCCGTTATATGCTCCATAGCATACCTGTGATTATCCTTTTCAGTTTGTTTGTTATTTAGTATATCATTATGCACATCAGCTATTGCATCTGAATCCTCAATCACTTCTTCGATATATCTTTTGTTACTATTTAGAAAATTATTTTCCATTGCAGTTGTTTCACTTGCACTCATAAGCTTTTACTCCTCGTTGCCATTCTTTTTTTCAACGTGTTTCGTTTGTTATAGAATCCATCCTGCATTAAATAACAACCAAATGCTATTCCAACAGGTGAAAAGAACATCAGCATTAAAGGAAAACTAAAATCCCTATATGCAAACACCACCAAAATATGAGCCATACCACTTACTAAAAGCAGCGTACTCCCTACACTAAAATTAATCCAATTCATCATAACTTTTTCTCACTTTATAGATTCCTGTTAATTTTTCTTTCTTAGGATGTTCGGAATCTATAACACCCTGAAAGATTTCTTGTTGTACTTTAGTTACTTCGTTAGAGTCTGTCAAGTTTAATATCTTAATGTCGTTTAAACGTGGCTTCCAAGTCTTCCAATAAATTTTCTCTAACTCACGCACTCGCCACGTCCATTCAACATTAACCCCGTTGTAGTCGTATCCGAAGATAGGTCTATTCATTTTATATCCAACACTTGTAGCCACTACATTTCTCAATAGTTTCACCACACTCATTACAATAACCACCACCCTTAGTACTATCACTCAAACTTATATCACTACCAATCTCTGTATCTAGCCAATCATCAGTCGGTAGGTTATCTATTTCAGATAGTATACTTTCATGTACTCTATATCTGTTATCATTCATTATCTTTTCTCCTATATTATATATTA